GATGAGTTTGGTATTCACGACCTGAATAACTTTCTCGGCGTATTGTCTATGCAACGTGCAGACACACCAGAACTAGAATTCTCGGAAAAGAATATCACTATTCTCGGACTCTCTGGTCGTTCTAAAACAAACTATCGCAAAGCATCGAAAGAAACTATTCTTGTTCCACCAGACAAGAAGGTAAACATGGAGAATGCAGAAGTTAAATTCACTGTTACTCCAGATGACCTCGACTGGATCACACGTGCCGCTTCAGTCTTGGGTTCTCCTAACATCGCTTTCGTTTCTGATGGTGAATCTGTTAGCATTGAAACTTTTGATGCAAAAGATGATGCCGCACACGTTAATTCAACTAAATTGAATGTTAATGGAACAGGTGCAAAATATCGTATGGTGTTTGCCACTGACAACTTGAAATTGATTCCAGGTTCTTATGACATTACCATTTCTTCTAAAGGTATTGGTCACTTCAAGAACGCAACAGTAAATGTTGAATACTGGATCACAACTGAAACTGGTTCTAAGTACGAAGGATAATTATGACTGCTGTGACTACACTTTATGGTTCTTTTACCGAAGATGATTTGAAATCTATCCATGATTGTTTGAATGAAATTTCAAATGAAATGTCAAAGATTGAACAACACAAGGAAGCTATCAAAGATATCATTGGTGCATTGTATGATGCACATAAGATTCCGAAAAAGGTTTTGAATCGACTTGCTAAGACTCATCACAAACAATCTTTCCAAGAAGAAGTGACTGAAGATTCGGAGTTTGAAGCCCTTTACCTTGGTTTATCTGAAACAAAATGAGTAATTCTGTACGCAGAAACTTCTTAAAAGGCCTGGGAATTTCAGGCCTTTTTTTGGCTGGCGCTGAAGGTTATAAACAGGCTAAAGAAAAAATTGTTTATAAACAAGATGAACTTCCTACAAAAGAACTAGAAGCACTACTTGAAAAGAAACCAATTTTGCAATTAACTGCAACTTATGGTGAAGAATTACCGCCAGCAAAAGTATATGGTACAAATAGCATGTATATTGTGGGGTATGGACCAAATTATAAACCTGGTACTGAGAAGCGTGTGTCGGTGAATATTGTACCAGGTCCTGATGGTAAACTTTACGTCAAAGAGAATGACATTTGGCGAAAGATGTGATACAATGAATTTTTATATTATGGAGTATGTGAATGGAAAGCAATCAAATGCTATGGGTGGAAAAGTATCGTCCTCACAAAATTGAGGACTGTATTCTTCCGGAGACTATCAAATCAACCTTTCAGGAATATGTTAACAGAAAAGAAATCCCAAATTTGCTACTTACTGGATCCGCAGGGGTTGGTAAAACTACAATCGCAAAAGCCCTATGTGAAGAAGTCGGATGCGACTACATCGTCATTAACGGCTCGGAAGAAACCGGTGTTGACAACATCCGTGTCAAAGTCAAAAACTATGCATCATCAATGAGTCTTGCAGGTGGTCGGAAAGTCATCATCATTGATGAGGCCGACTACCTGTCTCCTAATGCTCAAGCCGCACTTCGTGGTTCTATTGAAGAGTTTGCAGTAAACTGTTCGTTCATTTTCACATGTAACTTCAAACATAAGATTATGGATGCTATCCATTCTCGTTGTTCAGTTGTGGAATTTAAACTACAGAATGGTCAAAAAGCAAAGATGGCCACACAATTCTTCAAACGTGTGGAATGGCTTCTTGCAGAAGAAGGTGTTACATATGACAAGCAAGTTGTTGCCGCTGTTATCACCAAACACTTTCCCGATAATCGCCGTGTTCTGAATGAACTTCAGAGATATTCATCTAATGAGAGCAAGACTATCGACAAAGGTATTCTTGCCGCAGTATCTGATATTAATATCACAGAATTGGTCAAAGCACTTAAAGTTAAAGACTTTGGTACTGCACGTAAGTGGGTAACTAACAATGTAGATTCAGATTCAGCTACAATCCTACGTAAAATCTATGATAACATGTATGACTTTCTGAAGCCAGAAAGCATTCCTCCTGCTGTTTTGGTTCTAGCCAAGTATCAGTATCAAGCCGCCTTTGTTGCAGACCAAGAGATTAACTTGGTTGCTTGCTTGACTGAGTTTATGATTGAGTGTGAGTTCAAATAATGTCTGATCTGTTTAAAGATATTATTCCAAGTATTCTACAGACAAAAAAAGACGTACTTGATAACGAAAAGGACTATGTACCGTTTGTCGTAAATCGTGCCATTTCATATCATATGGATTGTATTTTATACGCAAACCAGATGAATCTGAACCATGGTCTTCCTCAAAAACTTCAATACCAATATCTTCTAAATACCGTTAGGCCTATTAAACGCAAGTTTGAAAAGTGGCAGAAAGCCACGGCCATACAGGACATAGAATGTGTGAAGGAGTATTTTGGTTATTCTAATGAGAAAGCCAAAGAAGCCCTACGTATTCTTTCAGATGAACAAATCGCTTTGATAAAAGAAAAACTAGAAAAAGGCGGAGTGAAAAAACGATGATTAAAATAGAAGATATGGTGGAGGTGACACTTGACCAAAAGGATGATTTTTTGAAAGTGAGAGAGACACTTACTCGAATTGGTGTTGCATCTAAAAAAGAAAAAATACTCTATCAGTCTTGTCACATTCTACACAAGCAAGGTAAATATTATATTACCCACTTTAAAGAACTCTTTTCTTTAGATGGTAAACCAACAGATATTACCGACAATGATCTTGCACGTAGAAATACGGTAGCTAATTTATTGGAAGATTGGGAACTTCTTAAAATTGTTAACAAAGAACAAACTAAAGAACCAACAGTATCTTTATCACAGGTGAAAATTATTTCACACAAAGAGAAGGCTGATTGGGAATTGATACCCAAATACAATATTGGTAAAAAACCTCAAGTCGTAGACAAATAATTCTATCTTCAGAATGTTTAATTGAAAATATGAAAAAAATTAATAATTTGGTGCATTATATTTGGGTCGGTGATAAAAAAGTTCCAGAAAAATTTATGGATAATTTTAACCGAACTAAACAAATGAATACTGATTATGAATTTAAAATTTGGACAGACCTAGATTTCGAGTCTAATAAGTTTTATTCGGAGTCTAGTCTATTTCACAAATTACAATTAGCTAGATATACAACAATGAATAGATTTGGTGGATTATATTCCGACTTTGACATTCATTGGAAATTAAATTTTGATGAAGTCTATTCTTTATTTGATGATGCAGATATGATATTTCCCAAAAGAAATAGTTTACACTTCTATAATCGAGGTATGAAAACGGATTTAGTAGATGATTTTGTTATTATTAGTAAACCTAATTTGACAAACGAATTTTTAAAATATTGTGAGATACGTACAGAACGTAGAGATGATATAACAGAACCTTATAGTGTCTATGCTTTAACTGAGTGGTTATTAGGAAAAAATAATATTAAGTTTTTAACGCATAAGCAAATCGATACAGATGAATCTTGTACCGTAGCAATTCACGATAACAAAAAAACTTGGCAACTTGGATAAATAAAAGTATCTCACTCGGGATGGGAACATGGCGACAGTAACCATGTAAACAACTGTCACGATTTAGCCCACCTTAGGGCCGTTTGATGTCAACGGTAAAAAGGCGTCCGAGCAATTGAACTGCCTCTCGTTAGTAGGCGCTGGATAAAGTAACCAGCTGATATGCCTTCGGGGTATCACTTTTAATCAACTCGCTTTTAGGAGAAAACTATGACACATCTATCATTGCCATACGGCAAATCTTTGCTTCCTTCCACTGTTGGTTTCGACCGACTACTAAGTACCTTTGAAGAATTCGATAATCTTCTTGGACAAGGTGCTAAAATCCAAACTTATCCACCATATAATATCATTAAAGAAGATAATGAAAATTACACGATTGAGATTGCCGTCTCCGGCTTCAAACGTGATGAGATTGAAATCACTTCAGAAGGTGGAAAACTTCACGTAAATGGTGCTATCAAAACTGCCAGAACATCGGACAAATACCTACACCGTGGAATTGGTACAAGGGATTTTTCCCACAAATTTGTACTCTCTGATACGGTCGTTGTTAAAGATGCCGATATTGTTGATGGATTACTGGTTATCAATCTGGAAAATATTATTCCGGAAGAAAAGAAACCACGTAAGATTGAGATTGGTAGCAAAAAAACAACAGACCTGTTGCCATAATATGTGAGTAGTGTTAGAATCCTTGTAAATAACTTGGATTCTAACATGGAACTTCTTTTAACCCCTACAAGTATTTTTGCTATCGGTGCTTTTTTAGGAGCATTATTCGGACGCCTGCCAACTTTTACCGTGCTGGCTATTTGTTTTTTGTTTATGTTGATTAAACCATGAAACCTGTAACACAAAAATACATTACAATGCGTAATCGTCTTTCACCGACAGAGGTGTATTATACCTTTTCGCATTGGGATTTGAAACAGATTGATGGTGTAGATTTTATTCCTGTGACTAAATTTCCACCAACACAAACTCTGACACAACAACTTCATTACATGCGAAAAGACTCTTTGGAAAAAGTTAAAGGCTAATATGAATAAACATAGCCTTGACGTTGCAATGGTTTTGTGTTATAATTTAGCAATACTATCTGGTACTGCTTGTCTAGTCCAATTTTATGATTGGTCTGGTTGGTGGTTCCTCTTTGCGGGGCTTTGTATGCTCTCTATTAAAACTAAAGAAGATTAAAATGAAATTTGCTCTTGCGTCAGATATTCACCTTGAGTTTGGTGGAATTGAACTTAACAACACCGAAGGTGCTGACGTATTGGTGCTGTCCGGTGATATTTGTGTTGCTAAACATTTAGTTTCTCCTGAATCTATACGTAATAGTAAAGATTGGATGAAATTCTTTGAACAATGTTCCAAAGAATTCAAGAATGTGATTTATATTATGGGTAATCACGAACATTATCATGGTGACATTTCCAAATCTTATGACCATCTACGTGGTGCATTGGCTCACTTACCAAATATTCATGTTATGGAAAAAGAATTTGTTTCTTTTAATAATGTAACATTCATATGTGGCACTCTTTGGACTGATATGAACAAAGAAGACCCACATACTTTGTATAGTATCAAAGGCTACATGAATGATTACCGCATCATTGAAGATTCGGATGCT